CAAGCTACACTGAAGATGAATTCGAAAACGAACGTAATCGCTTGTTGGCAATTTGGGATGAATCGAAAAAAGCGCTTGAAGTTGCTAAAGAAAACGAAATAAAGCAACGTAAAGCAGTTGTTGATTTTGCTTTTGACCAGAACAAGACAAGCGGAACTGAAAACATCGAATTGGGCAACGGGTACAAAGCCAAAGCCGTTAAGAAGATCAATTACAGTTTCATTAAAGATGCCAATGAGAAGGTTGACAAGAAAGCCATTGAAAAGGCACTTTGTAAGATTGAAAAAGACGGTGCAGTTGGCGAACTCATTGCCGAGCGTTTGGTTCAATGGACTCCTAAGCTTTCCCTGTCCGAATACAAGCAACTTTCAGACAAGCATAAGAAAGCAATTGATACAGTCGTTGTCACCAAAGAAGCAGCGCCAAGCCTTTCAATTGTCGCACCAAAAGCCAAGTAAAATATACTGCTAGAGTAGCGAAAGGTTCGCTGATATCGGAACATCTAACGCTATTTTGCGATTTGCAGTCCTAGTAGGTTCGAATCCTACCTCTAGCATTAACTTCATTAAAACATAAACCCACACTAAAGCCATGAAAATAAACCGACAGTTACAAATAGACGGCGAAAATATAGCAGAGTTTTACTATAAGGAAGACGATTACTATTTGTATAAACGTGTCGGTTTCGCACCTGTAACTTCTGAATATCAACTAACGGCAGAAGAATTAAACAACATATACAAAAGCGGTAAAATCTGTAGAGTTCGAAGGATAAAAGACAAATGAAAGAAGGAAATGATAAAATGATTAAAGAACTGACAATTGAGTACGGTGTAGGGAATCTTAAAGAGAAAGTTGTTGCAACTGGCAAATTTTCTACACAAGACGCTTTGAAATTTATAAAAGAAGTTGAAGAAGGTAGCGGAGTCGAACTATCTTCAGTTCAAGACGCAATAAACTTTATGAGAGAAGAAATGATCAAAGACAATTCAGAAGCAAAAGGCAGCTATGCTCATTCGTGGCATTGTAATATAGCTATGATGTGTTTCGACGCAATCGGTAAAGAATTGCCAGATCTTGATTTCGAAACCTCACATAAGATAGGAAATGATGCAGCTACGCGGTTTATGAAACTTTGTTTTGACGTAGATACAAAAGCATGAATGCAAATCAACTAAGACCGGCTTCAGAACTTGCTAGAATGTTTGGCGTAAAGTCGTTAATCTATGGTGGACCGGGAACGGGTAAAACGCCTATGGTTAAGACGCTTCCACGTCCTGTCATGTGTGTCATTGAACCGGGGATGCTGTCAATGCGTGACGCTAACACAATTCCAGCTTGGGAGGCTAACACACCTGAACGGATTGAAGAATTCTTTACATGGGCTTTAACATCAGCCGAAGCAAAGAATTTTGATACAATAGCAATCGATTCAATTAGTCAAATGTGCGAAGTGATTTTGACTCAAGAGCTAGAGAGGCAAAAGCACGGGCTTAAGGCTTATGGTGAAATGGCTAGACGTGTTATGGATTTAGTAAACGCTCTTTACTACACTCGACAAAAACACGTGTATCTAATTGGCAAATTACATGCAGGTGAAGAAAACGGTGTTAGCATGAAAAAGCCATATTTTCCCGGTAAAGACCTAAACATCAAAATACCTCATTTGTACGATGAAATTCTATATGTAGGAGAAGCTAATATAGTAGGGCAACCTAAACCAATCATGGCAATAAGAACAAAGCCTATTTTTGGAATAGTTGCTAGAGATAGAAGCGGAAAGCTTGAAGAACTAGAAACAACAGATGTAGGAGCAATTTTTGCCAAGTGTATGTCTTAAGTAAGGCATAAATCAAAAAGCATACAAAGGAGTTAAGCTAAATGGCTCAACTAATGCAACCGTTTGACGCAAGTCAACATGATCCAACACAAAGCGCCGGACAAATGCCAATTGGGAAACACCCCGTTGTCATTACAAGTAGTGAAATCAAAGCCACAAATGCAGGTGACGGCGGAATGTTGGTTTTCAACCTTCAGATTATCGACGGACCGCAAAAAGGCGGAACGGGCGCTTACCGCTTAAACTTGTATCATCAAACGAACGAACAGACGGTTCAAATTGCAAAGAGGCAACTATCTGCAATCTGTTATGTAATTGGCGTGTTCAATGTAGCAAACACCGAACAAATGCACAACATACCTTTTGTTGTTGAAGTTGGACCGCAAAAGAACGATCCTCAGTACACAGAAGTTAAGAAAGTGTATGATATGCAAGGTAATGAACCTAAAAAGGGGCAAGCCGCACCAGCGCCTACACCTGCACCAGCACCGGTTCAACCTACTCCGCCTCCAGTAGCTGCACCGGCGACGACAGCCCCGACGTCATGGGCTCCACCGGCAGAACCCGCACCAGCTGCCCCGAATGCCGCACCGGCAGCTTGGACACCTGCACCAGCTACAGGAGCTCCCGCTAATGCTCCCGCTGCTGCTGGTGGAAAAGCCCCTTGGGAATAGTAGCAACTGTATGCTAGCGCCAAGAAGGCAAAAAGGCGGTAGAGGTCGCATAAACTTTTACCGCCTTTATTCAATTTAGCTTGTGACGGGCTAGAACCAAATTAAACCCCAACAAGAACCTCAGTAGTAAGCAACGATAATGAATAAATTCTAGTTGACCGAAAATGCTTGTTGGGGTTTAATTTTTAACTTTCAAAGTGATAAACAAATGACCAACCTCGAAACAAAATGTGGAAATTGTTTTGATTATGACAATAAAAATAAAGTTTGTTTAATTCGATATATTGTACATAAATATAAAACGCGTACACCAATGAAAAGAAAGCCTAACCAAAAAGCGTGCAAAGCGTTTATGTACAAACAGGAACTATAAGTAAATGAACGACTTAAACGCTCCCGGTGTAGCTAAAGCTGTATCAAAACGAATCTTAGAAGATATAGACGAATGGTGCATTACAACATACGATGGAGGACATAGAACACATTTAGGAGCTAGTCTGATCGGTGATGAATGTAAGCGCAAGTTGTGGTATGTTTTCCGTTGGGTTAAGCATGACAAAATGGAAAAAGAAGGCAACACACCTGCTGAAAACGTAGCAAACGCGGGTAGGTTGTACAGACTGTTTAACAGAGGTCATAGAGAAGAAGATAGGTTTATTGAATGGCTTGAAGGTATTGGTGTACAAGTGTGGGCAGACGATTTGCAAAATCACAAATTGTTTTATTGTGAAGAAGACAATTCTTATAGATTGCTTTCAAACAATCAAATGCTTGAAATGGAAGAAATTAGAGATGCTAAGTCACAACTTGAAATTGATGTTACAGATTCAAAACTTCATATCAAACGCGCAAAAGCAGACGGTTTAGAATTCCCACAATACAGAATCAGTGCAGTCAGCGGTCATTTTGGCGGATCACTTGACGGCGTTGCAAAACTACCTGAACGCTTCGGCATTAATGAACCTGTATTATTAGAGTTCAAAACCATAGGTGCTAAGTATCATAAAAAGCTAGTTAAAAACGGAATGATTGTAGAGAAACTACAACACTTTGCACAAACTTCGACTTATGGGCTAGAATATAGTTTGAACTATTGTTTATACATGAGTATATGCAAAGACACAGATAAAATACACCTAGAGTTAGTAAAGCTAAATCACGATCTAGGTGAAGAAATGAAGCTAAAGGCAGAGCAAATTATACGCTCCATCGTTGCGCCTCCTGCATTGTCTTTAGATCCAACTTTTTTCAAGTGTAAATTTTGCAACTTCAATGACATTTGTCATTCAGGCGGAGTGTGTGAAAAGAATTGCAGAAGTTGCAAACATGCAATGCCTGCTGAAAACGCAGAATGGGTTTGTACTTTACGTGATGAAACAATACCAAAAGACTTTATACCGTTGGCTTGCAACGATTATATAGCGATAACAAACAATGTCCAATAAAAAACACAAAATAGGAAAAAATGTATTCGAAGTTGGTAAAAGTTACTATTCTGCTTTTTATCATGAAGCTTGTGAAGAAGACGACGAACCTGCAAGAGTTTCGATTGACGAACATGTTTTAAGATCTGTAAGAAAAAAGTATTATAATTGTTCATACAGGTTAAGAAAAATTGAATTAGGTCAGTATGCACATTTTACATTAAAAATTAAGTATGTTACTTGGATAAAGCTTTCTAAAAAACAGTATCATTGGGGTTTTGCTAACAATATTCCGCAATGGTGTGTTAAGAAATATTTAATATCAGATGATGAATCTTGCGATTTAACGCCCTCCGTGAAAGGTGCTTTACGAAAAGAAATTGCTAGGGTTAAAAAGTGTAAACGCTCAACCGAAGAATATAAAAAAGAAGCTGTAAAGAAATTAACCCAAAGATTGAAAAGAATCAAATAATGTATGTAAATCGTTGGTATCAGTCAGAAGCTGAATATTCAATCTTTGATTATTTTCAAAGTGGCAATACAGGAAATCCCGTTGTCGCCATGCCTACTGGAACGGGCAAGAGTATTGTTATAGCTAACTTTCTTCGTAGCGTGTTTACAAATTGGCCTAAGCAACGCGTAATGATGCTAACACACGTTAAAGAATTGATAGAACAAAATGCTGAAAAGTTGGTATCTGTTTGGCCTACTGTTCCACTTGGTTTTTACTCTGCTGGTCTTAAATCCAGAAACACAATCTTACCTATCATTTTCGGCGGCGTTCAATCAGTATCGAAAGCTATTAAAAAGAGTGTTGAAACTCAAGATGGCTTGCCTTTACACATGAAACATTTTGGTTTTAGAGACTTAGTAATAATAGATGAATGTCACTTACTGAGCCCTAAAGAAGATTCAATGTATCAGTATGTAATTAACGAACTTTTGAAGATAAATCCCAACTTAAAAATAATAGGTTTTACTGCTACACCTTACAGATTAAAACAAGGGATGATAACAGATGAAGGCGGGTTGTTTACGGATATTTGTTATGATGTTACAAAAATAGATTCGTTCAATAGGTTGATTGCAGAAGGATTTATTTCACCACTAATCCCGAAAAGAACAAATACAGAAATTGACGTTTCAACTGTCGGATTAGCTAGAGGTGACTTTAATAACAAACAGCTACAAGCCGCTGTTGACAAAGATGAAATAACATATGCTGCTGTTAAAGAAATGGTTGAACAAGGATACAACCGTAAATGTTGGCTTGTGTTTGCTACTGGAGTAGATAACGCTGAACATGTAGCAGCAATGCTAGATAGCTTTGGTATTCCTGCTGCTGCTTGTCATTCGAAGCTAAAAGCAAATGAAAACGATATGCGAATTCAAGCGTTTAAAAACGGTGAATTAAGAGCGTTGGTCAACAACAATAAACTAACAACTGGTTTTGATCATCCTCCGATTGATTTGATTGGAATGCTACGCCCTACATTATCGCCGGGATTATGGGTGCAAATGTTAGGCAGAGGAACAAGACCCTCACCAGATACAAACAAAGAAAATTGTTTAGTTTTGGATTTTGCAGGTAACACTAAACGACTAGGACCGATTAACGATCCTGTTAAACCCCGTAAACCCGGTAAAGGTGGTGGTGATGCACCGGTTAGAATATGCGAATCGTGTGGGGTATACAATCATGCTTCAGCTAGAATATGTATTTGTTGCGGTGCTGAATTCACATTTGAAAACAAACTGTTCACGACGGCAGGAACAGAAGAACTATTAAGAAGTGATGCACCAATTGTTGAATACTTCAAAGTGCAAAAATGCCTTTATCGATTGCATGAAAAGAAAAACAAAGAAGGTGTTAGACTTAAACCGCCATCAATGAAAGTATCTTACTTTTGCGGCCTTCAAATGTTCGACGAATGGATATGTTTAGAGCATTCAGGTTATGCAGGAAAACGCGCTAAAGATTGGTGGAGGCAAAGACATGCAGAAGAACCGCCGCCGACAGTTTATCAAGCTTTAGAAAAAGTATCTCAACTTCGTGTGCCAACTCGCATTAGAGTTTGGTGCAATAAAAAACACCCTGAAATATTAAGTGCGGAGTGGTAAAATGGAAATTGAAAGTAACATACCATTACCAAGTGAAGACAAATGGGCAGAACCAACAGAAACTATAAAGAAACCAAAACATAGAGCAAGACGAAAGAAGAAAGCGCCAAACCCCGCACAAAGTTTGCTAGATGCAATTAAGTTTATCAAACCTTGTCAAAAGAAAGCAGGGACACCACAACAACAATTCTGTTGCATTAAAGGCAATTGGATTGCGGCGTCAAGTAACTTTTTAACAATTGGTACAAAAGTCGAAGAAGATTTAGAGGCTTGCCCACAAACAACGCAACTTGAAGAAGCCTTAAAACAAGTTGAACATACTGTATCAATAGCTCAAGTATCAGATACTACACTGTCTGTTGTAAGTGGTGAGTTGAAAGCCTTAATTCAGTGTGTTAGCGTGGATCAAATTGCAATCACTCCACCTGATCCGCGAGTTGCTTTTTGTGATGACAGAATAAAGGCCGCTTTCAGCGTTTTAGCACCTCTGGCGACTGAAGGTGCATCTAATGCCGTTTACGCCTCTGTGCTGCTACAATCGGGCTCTGCTGTAGCGACTAACGGTCCTGCACTGGTAGAGTACTGGCATGGAATCGACTTACCAAGCATCCTTGTTCCAAAACAGGCAGTTGCGGCCATTGCTAAGACTAAAAAGAGCTTAACCGGTTTCGGCTATTCAGGTTCTTCTGCAACGTTCTGGTTTGAAGATGATTCGTTTATTAAAACACAACTTTACAATGAACAATACGTTAACTATGAACAACACCTTGAAGGAAACAACCTTGAACCGATTGAACTACACGAAGACTTTTTTAAAGCAACTAAAACTATTTCAAAGTTTACAAAAAGTGGTATAGTATACTTTGAAAACGGCAAACTAGCATCACACGAATTAGAGCAAGAAGCGTCAACGTATTCAATTGAAGGTTTACCAGACGGATTAAGTTTTAACACCAAATGGTTGTTAATGGTTGAATCTGTTTTTAAGAAAGTACACTTTGATTATAGTAATAATGTAAATGCAGAAGGTGAATCTATTTTACCTAGAGCTTATTTCTTTGGCGAGAATACAAGGGGTATTTTATTAGGTGTTAAGGATTGACAATGCAACAAGATGAATTTGGTTTTATAGTTGCTAAAGCAGATAAAAAGATAGACTATTCTCAAGCGTCTAGACTCAAGCTAAAAGCTGTTGAGTTTATGACCAACAAAGAATTAATGTCTATTCCTCCCGGTAGTGTAATGATATTCGATGTAGAATGTTATGTAAACTTTTTCTACATTGCTTTCAAGTGCCTGTCAAACGGCAAGTATGTAGCTTTTGAGCAATCAGCAGATTGTGAAATAAACAAAACGCAATTAGCTTGGATGTTATGGCGCTTTTGTATTGTGGGCTTTAATTCTCGTAATTATGATATACCGATGATTTCTCTTGCGTTAAAAGGTGCTAGCTGCAAAGAATTAAAAAGAGCAACAGATTTTATAATCAAATTTAATAATACACCTTGGACGTTTAATAAACATTACGGATTAAAACAGCAACAATACAACCATATTGATATAATCGAAGTTGCACCGCTACAAGGATCGTTGAAACTGTACGCCGGTCGTTTGCACTGCAAGACCATGCAAGATTTACCGTTACCGCCTGAACACGTATTAACTAAAGAAGATGCTGAAACACTCCGCCCATATTGCTGTAACGATTTGGACAATACAGAATTGCTATTTAACAAGCTAGCGCCTGAAATAAAACTTAGAACTGAAATGTCAGAAGAATATGGTGTTGATTTAAGATCAAAATCAGACGCACAAATAGCAGAAGCAGTTATTAATAGTGAGCTTCAAAAGGTTTTAGGATGCTATCCAAAAAAGCCAAAAGTTGATTTGAATCAAGTATTGAAATACAACATTCCTGATTTCATTTGTTTCATGTCCCCACACTTAAAAGATATGCTTGAAACAGTTAAAAACACTGAGTTTTACTTGGATAAAAAAGGTTCGCCGATTATACCACCTGAGTTAGAAAAGCTTAAAGTTAAAATTGGCAAAAGCGTTTATAAAATGGGTATAGGAGGGCTTCATAGTCAAGAAAAGAAAGTTTCACATAAAGCTGATGAAAACACAATCTTAGCTGATAACGACGTTGCTTCGTTTTACCCTAGAATCATCTTAAATCAAGGCTTGTATCCCCCTCATTTAGGAGATGCTTTCTTAAAAGTTTACAACGATATTGTTGAAACAAGAATACGTGCAAAAGGCGATTCAGCAAAAGCTAAGAAAGAAGGCGACAGGGAAACGGCAAAGCATTGGAAAACAATAGCTGATAGTTTGAAAATCACAATCAACGGTAGCTTTGGCAAAATGGGCAACAAGTACTCAACCCTGTATGCTCCGCAACTTATGTTACAAGTTACGCTAACCGGTCAGCTTGTGCTACTTATGTTAATTGAAATGCTTGAAAAGGCTGGAATTCCGGTAGTTTCTGGCAATACCGACGGCATCATTGCAAAGTATGACAAAAACCGACATAATGACGTAAGAGATTTAATAAAAGCTTGGGAAGAACATACTAATTTTGAAACAGAAGAAACACGCTATTTAGCAACATACAGTAGAGACGTAAATTCATATATAGCACTTAAAGAGAAGGGCGACAACGAAGCAACTTTTTTAGATAATAAATTAGGATGCAAAACAAAAGGCACATACTGCGAACGCGGTTCAGCTTTGAATTCAGTTTTATCTAAAAATCCAGAACATTTAATATGCTCAGATGCAGTTTTAATTTATTTAAAATATGGAACATCTGTAGAAAAAACCATTAAGGAATGTAAAGATATTCGACGTTTCGTTTCAGTTAGAAATGTAAAAGGCGGTGGAGAAAAAGACGGTGTATATCTTGGCAAGGTTGTGCGTTGGTATTACGCTAAAGGTGAGAACGGTTGTATCTCATATATAAAGAGTGGAAACAAGGTTGCAAAAACAGATGGGGCTAGACCCTTAATGGATTTACCGGACGAATTACCAAGCGACATAAATTACGATTGGTATATAAAAACCGCAACCGATATGTTATACGATTGCGGTTCTTTAAAACATCCTGAAACTGAAACACTATTTGATTTTTAGTCTTTTATTGCATTGCGTTCATCAATAAAAGAACTTACTTCACTTGAAATAGCAATTCCTTCCGTTTCCATTTCTTCAAGACAATCAAAGATCATTTGCAACTGTTTGTCGCGGTCTGCAATTTCTAAAATTTGCTTTCGCTTCTTTTCTCTTTTCTTTCGTTTTCCTTCTTCAATCAATTTTTCTTTTTGAACTTCTGTAAGATCAGTTTCTTTAATCAAAGTAAGATGCGGGTTGTCAGCTTCAAAAGCTTTTACAGTTCCGTAAATTTTAGCTTCAATTACTACACCGTTGTATTCAAAATATCGTTTTGTCATTGTGCTACCTTCCAAATTTTAACGTCTCCAAAAACATTATCTTGCGTATCGTTACCATCACGCCCCATTCTCACTGTTCCGCCTCCCGTCAATATATCAATTTTAACTTGAGGTGCAATTGTTTGAGTTGAGGCAATTGTAAACAAACCTCTTAGAGGTGCTCGTTTAGATGCGCTGCCAAAATGATCATTTAATCGTTGGGGTTCACCTATTGCTACATCGGCTGGAGTTCCGGTTGTTTGCCTAGCGCGAGCATTAATAGATATATTTCCAACAAAATCCAAAGAACCGTTAACGTCCGCTTCGATTAGATAAGTACCCGCTAACAAAGTCACCGCACCTCCTGAATGACTCCAACTAGGCGTATTGCTTATAACTGTAGCTGCTGGAATAGTAGTCCAAGAACTTGCAGAAACAGAAACTCCATCAGTTCCTGAGTTTTCACGATATTGCAACCATATCATTTCATCTACTGATAAAACAGCACCTGCTGCAAAGCGTGAATCGTCGCCTGCTGCAACGGTTCCGGCAACTGTACCGACATCCAGCAATGCAGCGTCGCCTAGACTTAATAGTGTGCGTTGAGCAGCAGCATCAGCAGCAGCTAACATAGCAAGCCCGTCTGTAGTAGCGTCAATCTCTTGAACGGTTCCGGCCAAACGCCCCAAAACCTTATTGTCTGCTGTCATGGCAAAATTAGCAGTGTTTGAAGGCTGAACGTCTGCAAGTTGACCCGAAAGGTCGGTTACATCAATTTCATCACTACCGCCGTTTTCATGCGCTGTTTTATGAGGTTCGAAACCTTGGAATACGCCCCATTTACCAGCAGCGTAATCAGTAGCAAAAACACCCGAAGTGTGGGCTTGCAACGCTATGTAAATAGTTCCGCTTTCGTCGGCCAAATCTTTAATATCATATGAAGTTGCTGTTAACCATGCTCCAGTATCGTTATATGACGAAATGCTCTGAATAGCTTGATACAACGATTGAATTTGCAAACCAAGCCTTGCAGTAACGGTCGTCGTTCCGTTTGTAACATCTTCTAACGTCTGTGCATCTTCTGCTGCATCTTCAAGTTCTTGTTTTGTTACTACTGCCATCTATTTAACTCCTAATTTCAATGGACATTTTATCTCAGATATCTTTTTTAAAGGTCTTAAATTACAAACTGTTCCACAGCCTGAAATGTGTTCGCATTTTACACAATTTTTATAATGCTTTTTGCGCAAGCTTTTAACTTTCAAAGTGTGCAACTCAACAGCTCTTTTTGTTGCTACTGATCGATTGGCTTTATTTCTTTTAAATGAAACTAAAGGTATTTTTCTATATGGTAGTTTTTTCATTAGCACGAATCTCCAACCGGATCAATGTAAATATCGTTTCCATTGCTGTCAATAGCAACAAAATCATCAAAAATTGTAGTAAAAGAAGGTGTTGCCGGAACTCCACCAGCTAACAAATAAACATCATTCGCTGCGTCTGCGTGAGCACCTGAATAAAGAATTGTAGAATCATATCTAACTGTAAGAACTCCACCGGTTCGGGAAAATTTCAATGTGTGTTGACCTGATGCCGCTGCAATTTGACCTTGGGAAGCACCGTTAATAATAGCTTCAACACGCCATGCATCCGAAGCGGAAAATTGAATAAAATCGCTACCGCTGGAAGAATTGATTACAAAATATACAATTTTAGGTTGAGTAAATACACCGGACAGACTGTCTATAGTAACTTTAACGCTAATTTCATCAAAATCACCAGCTTGAGAAGGCATATTACTGTCAAGTATCAAGGCTGATCCACCTGCTGAATAATTCATTGTAAGGACTCCTGAACCAATAACAGGAGTTCCACTTGATATAGCCCATTTAATCAAACCTGCAACGCTGCTTAAAGAATAGCTATTGCAAGCGCTAATTTCATCTAAGCCGTCAAATGTGTCAGAAGCGGGCCAACCTAGCAACTCTGAAAGATCGGCGGCAGGCGTTCCGCATTGATCTAAGAAAGCAACAGCCGATGGAGAAGACGCACTAAAAGAAACCCTTTCGCATCGCGCTAAAGAACCTGCAACGCATAGCCAAGCCGCCAAACCTAACGGTTCGCTATCTCTATCTACATTTGCAGCAAAACCGCCGCCTTCAAAGTTCCAAACTGAAGATTGAACAGCGTTCCCATATTCATCAACTATACCGTCTATATAATCTTCATCGTTTTCATAATATTCATCTGAATAGTTGATAGTCCTAACAACAGATGTAAAATTGTTTTGAGGTTCTTTTTCAGCAACTAAAAAAGCTTGCTCTCTAGTTGAAGCACTGCCTACAATCTGGTAAGTCGCTCTTGCAAACGCTTCAATGTCTAATGATAGAGGGGCTTTTGGCGCATTGGCTAAAACAACTATTCTATCTGTGGAACCTGCTGTAACGCCTATAGATTCAACCGATCCGTCTGCGTGTTGTAAGAATATAGTGTAAGTCTGAACACCGTCAAAAACATAAGCTTGTGAAAGCGTCAACTCTAAACCATTTTGTGAAATTACGTCACCGTCTTGTGTTCCCGGTCTTGTATTGTCAGCAACTAAAACTCTATCATTTAATATTAACAAATCTGCTTCTTGAGTTGCTTCAAATTCACTAGCTATATTTTGATGTTGAATTTTATTCCAAGCGCGCCAAGAATGAAAATAGGCTTGTATTTTGTTTCTAATACCTAACGTCTCAATCTTTTTACTATTGATAGCACTTCTATCAGCAGGTATATAATAAGTGACTAAAGCATCATCATCAGAATCAACATATTCCAATTCAACACCGTCATGATTATCTAAGTTGCCAAAGCGTAAAGTTCTTTGCTCAGTACCAGGCAATTTATTTCTATGATTAAACAATAATGTTGAATCTTCTGTTTCCTTTTCAAAGCTTAATTTAATAACGTTGCCGCGTCTATAAGCTTTGCAAAAAATACTAGTTGCAATTGATGAAGCACTTTCTTCAAAAGAAAGGTTTTCGTTATCAAAAGTGTAATTAAACTCAACAGCTTTTTCTAATCCAAAATATGCTTCAACTTCTGCAACCGTATCGTAAATATTATCAAAATCTATTTCAGAAACATCTCTATTTCCTATATAAGGATCTAAGCAAACTGCTGAAAATATTTCGTCAACTCTATTTGTGGGGAAAAGTTCAGTTGTAAAAGTTGACCCTGATACACGTTGTGGAATCTTTCTAGTAACCAACATGTTCAATTTGCGGCTTTTAATTGCTAAAGCACCTGCTGTTGCGTATGTAACAGAATGGACAGTTGTAACATTGCCAAAATCAGTTTCAGAAACTGGAGAAACGCCGTAAACATCACGCCATTTGATTTCATCAACAACACTCCCATTAAAAGTCAAGTCTGCATCAGTAACGCGACGTGCTCTAATTTGACAAGAACCGATAAAAGAAGGATCTGCATTTATTGTCAAAGCTCTTGAAGATCTTGTTGTCGCAGATCCTTCAACAGTTCCTTGAAAAAACTCAGACGGTCCACTTGGAGAACCTGAACCATTAACAGGAGTTAATTCAAGCTCGACTATAACATCAAATCTAGTTTGATTGGTACCATTATCCTTATACAAACCATTAAGCGCAACAAAGTTTGAAAAAACGCGGCTCAAGTCATCAATGTCAAAGGTGAAAGGTCCAATCCATTTTGAACCGGATGTTTCAAGTGTAGGGCTGATATAACCAGTTTCATTACCTGCAAAACTGGTTAATAAATTCCAATCAGTATTCACTGTAGCCGGATTAGATAAAACAATAATAGAAGATGAAACAGATAAAATTGCATAAGTTCCATCTAAATTAACAAAAGTTACGGTATCGTCATACAAAGCATTTGTTATTGTTAAAGCATCGCCCGCTTGAAAGTAATCGCTAAAATCCAAATCAGACGACAAAAGATGTATTTCATCAGGCGATACAAATTTAATATCGTTGTCGCCTATAACAGTACCTGAATTAGGAGCTCTTAAGACTTGACCGTTTACAGAATTTGAACGAACAGTTGAATATAAAGGTTCACCGATTACCGTCCCAATTCTTAATTGAGGTGCATCACCTGAATTAGGAGATGTGTTTGGTTCGAACACTTCAACAGAAGTTCCAGCAATATCTAATATCCTAGTTGTATCGTCTTTTACATCATTTTGATTTATATCATAATAACCGCGACCGATACACATATAAGAAAATTCAACTTCCTGATGATTTTCAAATACTTTATATGGAGCAGATAATAAATCAGGCGTTGAACGAACCGTTCCATATACGTCTGGAATTCTGCCATTAGGGCGTGCTCTGTTTTGTCTGTTTGAAAGTTCGTTGTTTGGGCTTTCTGTTTGAGTGTTTCTAACTGCTGGCGTAGGCGGTCCAGAGCCCAAAGAACTAGCATAGTTGTACGCAACAATTGCAACAACAATTGTAACAACCCAATATACTATACTTGCAGGATCACCAGGGTAAACAATTACATAAAAAGTCCCTTCTAAACTTTTCAAACGTTCAATGCCAGCTGTATCAGATGGAGTAACGTCACAACTTTCAGCAACTTGGTTGTGATAAATTCGCGCTGTATCAGGAAAAACACCATATCTTTCTTTTAAAAAAGCGCACAAATCATCAACATCAAAAGCTTCCCATGTTGAAGGATCAATTGAATTTTCTGCAAGTATTACCCTATTTAACATGTATAAAATCCAATTTTATTAAAACCTAAAGTTGCAATTTCTAAAGGCATGTATTGA